ATAGTCAATAAAAGCCGTTAAGTTAGCAGACCAAGACTTCAATCCTGCAATAGTATCTCTATATCCTGATGTATCCTTACTAGTAATATCAACAGTTTCAGCACTGAAAGAAATAGTAGCATCAGTTGAATGAGCCACTTTGTTATATGTGCCAGGAGTAGCAGATTCAAAGTATAATGTCAGCAAACTTGTGTTCACTATTGTTGTTGTACAAGCCATTTTTTATTTAATTTAAATTTTTAGCAATTATTTCAAATTTAAGTGTTTTTCTAAACACCTGATCCTCTCCACTATATCCATCCATTTCGCTATCAATAGTGGTGGAAAAAATACAAATACTTCCGTATTCGCCAGTTTTACGGCTTAATGCTTTTTTTGCTAAATCATTCACCTCAATAGCATTTAACGCATTTTCCGAATATGTATCTATTTGGACTAAGTAATTGGTCAAAGGGAATGGATCGTCTTTTGTCCTTATTGTATTGCTTGAAACAATACTGTAAACCATAAAAGTAGGCTCAATATGTCTTGGTGCAATAGATGGATATATCTTATTCCCTATCTCGGCAGTAAGATCTACATCATTAGACAAAATATTATAAATCGCTTTTTCTATCACTTAAACCCTATTTTTTTTCTCGTAACTTTTTAAAATCCTTTCAACTCCCCTAACTAAAATATTCAAAGCCTTTATACGACCTTGCTCATACCCTTTAGCCATATATCCTTGAGGTTGTGAATGCCTTGTGCCATATTCCACCATCGCAGCGTAAAATGGATCAACTATATTATCATTCAACCCGTAATGCTTGGAATCTTTATGGGCTTTCCTAACCACACGAGGACCGACATAAACCGCATTTTTACTCTTTCTAAACCTCAATACTTTTATTGATTTTCTTAGGTTACCGCTATGGTAAGTTATTTCTTCAGTTTCACCAGTTACATTATTTTCTCTGTATCTATAATGATCGTACTTACTATCACTAATGTTATTTTGCACTGTTTTAACAAATTCCTTACCAGCCTTCCTTAATAAGTATAATTTACGCCTTTGCGTATATTCTTTGGGTAGATTATCTAATTTTTTAACTATCTCAGCTACTTCCTTTTCTAATTCCCTTGTGGCTTTTGAAAACTCCTTAGCCATAATATCAGTACGCACTTTGCGTTCCCAATACCCTAAGTTAATTGCATCCGATAACCTACCCATAAATATACAAAATTTTAGCTTTAAAAACTTATACTTAAATAATGGTTATTATGGCTGCTCGTTAGCTTCAATTACATCTGTCGCACCAGCATAATCATCCAATGTTTTTAAATAAGCATACGCTTGAGCATAAAAATTATCTGTTGATGTTTTATCAAAAGTAATTTGCAGCCTGTCAATTTTCATAGTTTCTCCGCCTGCATCTCTAGTTGCTTTATCAGGAAAAGTTTGAATAATACATTCGCCTGTAATAATTTTTTCTGTGGTTTCCTCAGTTTGTGAAACTTCTTGCCTTGTTCTTATCTGAGAAATTCTCACATAAGCTTGATCAAATGTTTTACCATAAAGGTCTTTTGAATATTGTAAAGCCATTTTTTTTAAATTATGTTTATTAAAAGAATTATTATTTTATATTGTGTAAGTATAATGAACTGTTCTAGTAACACTCGCAACAGCAGAACCAGTGTGATCGTATAATTTGAATTTAACTGATGTACCCGCCAAATATTGAGCAATAACAATAAACTCAGCTGCGGAACTTTCAAGCGTTGCAGTTACCCCATATAAAGCCGTAGATGGCAGCGTAACGGTTGCTTCTCCAACACTATTAAAACTTAAAGAAGATTTAGTTTGGTAAGTTCGTGTTGTTTTTACTACATTGCCCGAAGCATCAACTCCTAATATTTTAACTGGTGTGCCATCGAAGTTTGTGCCTGTGTATTCAGGGATTTGTATTTGTGAATCAGTAGAATTAAATCTAATAGCAGTAGAAGAACCTAAAAAGTTATATATAAGTAAATCGCCACTTGGGGAACCCTGACCCATATAATACTGGTTAGATTCGTCATTATTTTTCCAATAGATTAAATTACTTGTACCCGAAGTACCACCATTTATTAACCTAATAGAAGTGTTTGAAACCCCTTTTATTTGAAAAGTACCCGCATTATCTTGTCTAAACAAATCCACCCCATCACTATTCTCAACAAGCAAAGCAGTAGTTCCACTTGTATTACCCGAACCGACTATGTGAGTCTTTGCACTCGGACTCGAGGTGCCTATGCCTATGTTGCCTCCATTAAAATAAGAATCACCATTTACGCTTATTCTGTTAGTAAGAGTTCCATCTTTATACATTAATTGCAATGCTTCCCCTCCTGTTCCACCTGAATCAAACTCGAAAACATTGTCACCAGCATCTCCCTCCATTACTAAGAAATCACCACCCGCAATCGTGTTTATAATTTTTACAGGATGGGGCACCGAATCAGTAGAAATAGTAAGTTTCGCACTCGGACTCGACGTTCCTATGCCTATGTTTTGGGAAGTGTCAATAGTTAAAGCATTAGTATTATTTGTGTTTAAATACAAACCTTGTGCATCAGATGTGCCAACATTAAAAACCTTACCTGTAGATATTATATTATTATTAGATGATGTCATGTTAGTAACAACGCTATAAGTACCTCTTGTAGCTTTTATAATATCACCATCACCTTCTACATCAAGCTTAGCACTCGGACTCGTAGTTCCAACGCCCACATTACCTGAAGTATCAATACGCATTTTTTCCGTTGGAGTACCACCTAAAGCAGCAACTCTATATGTTATTTCTCCATTTGCTTTTATAATATTTTTAGTACTATCTGTTACAATTTGATATGTTGGAGTTGTGTTATCACTACCTCTTTGGATTAATAGTCCATTAGTTCCACTTGTGTTTTTAATGTGAAGTTGTGCGCTCGGACTCGTTGTATTAATGCCAATATTTCCTCCGTTATTTATATAAGAATCAGCATCAGGTCTACCATCAAATCTTATTACATTAGTTCCCGAAGAATTTTTAAGTGCAAAGTCCGTTCCTGTTGCAGTAGGGTTCAAATAAGCTACTTCATTGTCACTTAATGACCAACCCTGTATACCATTTACACTAAGTAACCTACTCGGACTCGAAGTGCCTATGCCTACCGCTCCAGCAGAAGTAATACGCATTCTTTCGGTGTTATCAGTGTCGAAAGTCATATACTTCGAAGTGTGATTATATTCGATAGCTCCAGAATCAACTTGAGAATCATTACCAAAATATATTTTACTTTCTTTTGTATTTGGACTTTCTATCCTTAAAACTGCATTATTTGTAGTACTATGTATTCTTGCTTGTGCAGTAGCTGACTCTATATCTAAAGCATAACTCGGACTTGTTGTGCCTATGCCGACTGAACCTGTGGAAGTAGCTGCTAATATATCAGTTGCTCCACCATTACCTTTAATATCTAAGGTTAATCTTGATGCGTTATTATTTGCATCTTGAATATAAAATCTTGTCGGGGCAGATGTTCCATCGTTTATAAACTCCCAAACCCTATCCGTTCCTGTGCCATATCCATTAAATATGACTTCATTGTGAATATCATAAGAATAAAATAATTTTCCTGTGTGTTTACTGCCATCCCCTACTTGAAATTTAGCAACAGGAGAAGCTGCCCCAACACTTACATTACCCCCATCTTGTGCCCTGAAAATAGTATCTCCTTCTATATTTTGTATTAAAAAATTAGTAGTATTTGTTGCCCTTGCACCCCCGACAATGTGAAGTTTATAGTTAGGACTCGTAGTGCCAATGCCTATGTTTCCATCGGTATCAATTTTCATTCTTTGAACGGCAGAATCTGAAAATGTACTACTATTTGTATAAAAAGAAATACCTTTTGTTACCCCCCCTTGTAAAACCAAATCTGCTTGGTTATATCCTAAGAAAGTCCTAATACCAGCAATGTTAATATAATAAGGTGAATTATCATTTCCAAATCTACCTAATAAACTTGTTGATGTGTTAATTACATCAATAGGGGCATCGGGATTCGTAGTCCCAATTCCGATGTAGCCATTTTTAATATTAAATTCTTGTGTGTCTGCATCTCTACCAATCGAAAATGTATCGTTAGCATAAACACCTAAATCATATGAACCTGAACCACTTTGCCCTAATCTAATTTGTGCTTCATTAGTAGAATTTAGTATATGAAGTTTTTTACTCGGATTCGAAGTGCCTATGCCTACCGCTCCTGAGTTATTAATAGCCAAAGCACTTGCAACACTATTGTCAGCAGAACTGATATTAAAATAATTTGTTGTGTTTCTTACTCTTGTATAAGAGCTATTATCAGACTTATAAAACCTTATATCGTTACCACTTCTTACGAATTGGTTGTTTTCAAAATATATACTATTCGTAGTCGTATTCCCCCCATCAGTAACCTCTTGCAAATTAAAATCTGTGCTTACTGGGTATGTTGTTGATCCCACCCATACTTGACCATCAGCTAAATTAGGTATGTCGTTTGTTCTTAATATTGATGAAACAACCAATGAACCACTACTGCCCGAACCTACCCTAGCGACCTTTGCTATATTCTGAATATAATTTGTTGATCCTGTTGGTTTGGTCATTGTAATACCTCCGCCAACTTTTACATAAACTGTATCATTTGAAGATGTTGATGTGCCATCTATTATGTCAGTTGTAATGTTTGTAAGATAACCACCTTGAACCACATAGCCTTCAGCATTGTTTATCAAATCTGTTTCTAGCAATCCAATAGCGGGCATTTTTGCAGGATCAGAAGCATCAGCAGGGGCAATCTGCAACCTATCGCTTGATCCTACATTGCCAGTAATATAAACAGGAGTTCCTTTTGTTATTGTAGCACCTGATGTATTTTTTACTGGGATGTGCGTAGATTCTGCTGTACCACCAGCAGCAGTCACCAATGATGTTAAATCAACAGTGACAGTCCCACTATCTGAATCCGTCAAGGTTAATACATTAGAAGCATTTAATGTCAAAGATGTGTTAGTGGTATTTGTATCGTCTAAATAACTACTAAGGTCAACAGAACTATTACTCCCACTTATGGTGAGAATATTGCCAGTTAAATTAAGCGTTTGATATCCATCTTGTGTTATTATAACAGTCCCTCCTGATGTAGGAAAAGAACCTCCGCTAAATATACCCATATTCTATTTTTTATTTCTCTAAGTCAAATTTTTGTCCAGTTATTTTTATATACCCATTTCTTCTTTCTTCAAACTCCTCATTTATGCTTACTATCTTGTAAAACCTCTCACCTAAAACGCCAGTGTATTTTATGATCATATCTTCAGTCAAGCCTATAAAATACCTAACAACAAAATCAAGTTCATTTATAGGAACTTGCCTGCCACTTAACTCCTTATTTTTATCTTCGCCTGTTGGTTTAATAACATAAGCCCAAGTAGATTTAAGGGTAACATAAGTCACAGTTTCCCCCCCAATAGCATCTCTTACGATGCTTTTTTGCAAAAATTCAATACGACTATCTAACTTGCCTATCATATTCTTTTAATGCTTACTTGGTTTAATAAATATTCAACGCTTGTTCTTTTTTGTTTAACCTTTTCTACCCTATTTTCAAACATATCACTAACACTTAAAAGAATAGCTTGATGCATCTGTTTAGGTATGTCAGCCAATGCAACCCCAGCACTATAAGTAACCTTGTAAGACTTCTTTTTATCGGTTTTTAACCTTGTACCTAAAGCATTGGTAATATTTATAATATCCGCAGTTACATCTTCTTCAGTTCCGTCAACTTCATCAATAGCAACAACGCTAGTAATACTTACTAATGGATTCATACTTAAAAACACATATTCCTCAGTAATATCAGCAGTTAAATGCTCCTCAAAGTTTTGAACTCCAATAGCTATATTTGTGTAATCCTCAACAAAATTATGGGCAGTTTCAATGTAGCCATTTATCAAAGAATCCTCCTCAGTATAATCCACCTTTAGGTGATCCTTAACCACATCCAAACTGGTTAAATCTTTAGAACTTAATTTGCGTAACATATCTTATTTTTTTGTAGTTCTTTTTCTACGCTTTGGTTTAACTTCAGCAGTTTCAATAATTGGTTCAACTGTTGCAACCTCAATTTTTTGTTCTTCTGGGCAATCTTCACCATCTTTGCAATCGTCACAATTACAAGGCTTATATCTTTCGGCATAGCCAACTTCTACATATCTGTTCGCTACATATATAGGTACATCAATAACATCGCCAATATTACCGCCAAATTGACCAATCAAAGTTTTTAAAAGTTTAATTTGCATCTTTATAATGGTTTTAAAAAAGGGCTGCCACTATCGCAGCAGCAACCCCCCCCTCTAATTTATATTAAAAACTATGCTATTAATTAAGCCATCGTTAAACAACGGAAAGCAGCAGCATCAATAACTTTAGAATCAAATCTTGCATATCCTAAGAAAGCAACTTGTAAATTATCAGCATAACGCTCATCTAATCTACGGAAGTTGTAAGAACCAGCCTGACGGATGATAAACTTAGAGAAATCAGCAACCGCAATCGGCTTAGTACCTGTTGCAATATCAGGCATAGCGTTGTTGATCATTACTGGCACACCTTCAATTCTTGTAGGTTCTCCAGTTGTTGCATTACCCTCTTGATATAGTGGACGATCATCGCCAGTTCCAAATGCAAGTTTACGAACTTCTGCCAATGTAGCATCATTCATAACAATACGGAAAGATGGATTAGCTCTGTATGCTTTATCTACTGAGTGGATAAGCCCTACTAATTCCTCACGAGTGAAAGCCGTAGCAGATGCAGCAGTTACACCAGTAGTGATTCCGTTCATGAATCCTGTTGGGTTAGGTGCTGTTCCGTTACCGTTAGTGAATGCTTCTTCTAAAGCACGACCAAAACGATCAGCAAACAAACGAGCAATCTGCCCAGTCAAGTTCACATCATTATCTTGGATTAACTCAATAGATAGTAGAACCATAGTTCTAAGCATATTAGCCCCTACTTGCACAGAACCAAATGTCATGTCAGTAGCAGAAACCAAAGCTGATTCAGTACCCCAACCAGCAAGAACCGCAGTTTCGTCAACTGTTGGCATATCAATATTTCTACCATGAGAAGTAGAAACCAAAGTAGCTACATCAATTACATTTGAGTAGTACTTTAATGCTTCATATAATTCTTGACGGAATTCATCTGGAACAATGTATCCACCATTAGCATCTGAAGCAGATACAAGGTTTGCACGAGTTTCAGCGTTTAGTCCTTTATTACCATTTCTAAGGTATGCTTCAAATGCTTCCATTTGGTTTACCTCAATAGCTGGAGTAATTTCAACATCTGCAACTTCCTCAGTGAAGTTTGCAATTCTTTCTTGAACTTCAATAGACTGTGCTACATTGTTCAACTCTGCGATTAATTCCTGTGACTTTGCAGCTTCCTCAGCATTTAAAGCACGATCCTCAATGTTAGACAAAGCAGTAAGTTCAGCTTTGATTGCTGCTTCTTGCTCTTTCAAGTTTTTAAGTTTCATAAAAAAAAATATTTACTTTAATATTAAAGATGTTTCAAAATAGATTGAGGATATACTAAAGCCTCTTTTTCACAAGGTTCTTCAACCTCTGGCTCAGTAGTAAAATCCTCATAGCTTCTTTTAACTAATTCAGTAGCTTCATAAGCAGGTAGGCTAACGATACTAATTTCAAATAATTCTTTAACTTGTTCAATAGTTCTAATCACCTTTTCACCTACTTTATTCCAGCTATCTTTTTCAACAGTGAATCCAAAGGAATTGCCCTTAAGGTCACCACGCTCAACAAGTGTGTAAACATCTCGACCTAGTTGCGTATTAGGTAAATCAAGCATGAACTTGATACCTTTTTCGTCTTTGTCAAGTTTTAAAGTGCCAGCCGATTGTCTGCCTAATACATTAGCATAGTCATGACCATACAAAGCTAAAACATCACTGTTGCGATTTAATGCGTTGTCTAAAGCGTTTTCTTTAACTACTTCAGTAAAACCACCTAAATCCCTTGATTCACTATTGAAAACTATTGCATATCCTTCTAAAAGCATTTTGTCTTCATCTTCAGACATATATGCTCTAAGTTCTACGCTTGGAAAAAATTGTTTATTATTCATTATCTTTTATTTTTGATGCTGCCCAAGTTTTTGCAGATTTACCACCCCATAGTAAATACGAGATCGTTCCACAAGCTTTCGTATCGCTTGGGTTATAATATTCTTCAGCCCTACTTAAATAAGAATACATTCTTTTTATTGTATCCATACTCAAAGGTTCTTTGTTTGCTAATTGCCTAGCCCTTATTTTCCCTACTTGAGTAGCACATTTGTTGTTAACTTCCTCATTTAATTTTATACCTCTTTTAGCATTATTAACAACTGACTCAGGGTAATCATTGTAAGTTTTAGCATTTCGTTCTTGTGGTACATCATAATAATCAGAGTCATCAACATAACCCAAACAATCGCATCCCTTTTTTGATTGTAAATTTCTTTCTTCATTAGAGTTTTTCTGCCCTAAATAATCATCCTCAATATTACCCATATTGACTTGAACGAAGTGCTTTTTACTTCCATCTGTATTAAGTGGAACAAGCCCCTCCATCATTCTGATTTCATCAATATTTACCGCCCCAATATTAAATAAGTTTCTTAAATATTCACCTCTTGTTTTGCTATCAGCTTTTAATAAATCGTCTAAATTTAGCTTAATGCAATAACCAGCCATTTTGTCGGCTTCAGTTAGCAGCTTCCTACTAAACTCACTTTCTAGCTTGTTTAAATGTTCTATGACAGTATGCTTAACGAATGCAAGGTTTAAACTCTCAACATTTTGCATCGTGGACTTTGATAAGTCTTGCAATAAGAATGGTGGTACACCAAAAATACGGCTAAATTCACCGATCAAATAATTATTAACTTCAACAAATCCCGCCTGAGCTGGACTAATGGTCAAAGTTTCATAACTCATACCTTCATCCAAGATTAACTGCTTACCAGCTTTGCCACTACCCGAATAACGACTAAGGCTATTTTTTAACCTTTTATGTGCTGAATCAGACAAGCTAGATGGATGCTTAATTACACCACTTAAAAAGCCACCATTTTGATAGTATGCCTTCCCAAAATTAATGGTATGCAAAGCCAGTTCAAAAATAGACCTATTTAAATCAATAGTACTAAAGCCTAAAAAACCATTTGTAGTTGAACCTTGCAAGTGAATTATTTCATCAGGTCTATAGAATTTTTTTGTACCTCCAAGCTGATTTATTTCATAACGGATATTACCATTTCTTAAAACCTTAACCGTAACGATATCAGGATGAAGCAACCTTAACGAATCAACATTATAAGTATTTCTATCCCTTTCAATAATTGCAAAGCCATTGCCATGAATTAAAAGGTTAGTAATTAATGTTTCATAAAAAACGACCTTGTCATTTATTGCATTAGGCTCGTAATTAAGCAAATATTTTAAACTATGATCATTTATATTTTCTAAATATCCGCCTTCTTGCTTTTGCATCACATTTACAGGAAGCCCAGCAATAGTTGAAGCAATAACACCAATAGCCCTTTTTACTGCTGGTATTGATAAAATAGTTGCTTCGTTTACTATAATGTCAGTAGAAAAAATTCCTTCGGCTAATACATCACCAATGCTCACCGATGGATTTTCTAAGGAAATGTTAGCCCCTCTAGTGAAAATACCTTTAATTCTGTCTAATAATGCCATAATTTAAAATATAGGGCAATATAACAAAAAAAATGTTTGTATTATTCAAGTTAAAAAACCTATGCCAAATCAATGACATAGGTTCTAATTAACAAACAATAACACTATTTACTAATCAACAATTCATTTTAAGCCATAAGGTAAAT